TTTTATTGTTCTCATATTCATTACTGAATTGTTATTAGTCAATTATTTCAAATGTAACTTTCACTTTTTTACAGCGAAAGCCTTTCTTGTACATCTGTTTCCATGTCCAATTAGTTCCAGACAGCCAGTACCTGACGCAATCTCTTCGGTAATACTTTTGAGTATTCATCATAAGTGTACCATCTGGGTAGGTTATCATGTACATTATGTCTTCACGCATATTGACTCCTTTCTTTATTGACTTAAATTATTCATCATCATAATCAGTGTCAAAGATACGTGCAACCATATCGACGATATTTTCTTCAATATCCTCGGTAGAACCAGTTACAGCATTAGCTATATTCTTTTTCTCCTGGATGATTCGATAAACCTTCTCATCTATCGTCCGACGGCCAAGAAAATAGTAACAGGTTACAGAATCCTTTTGCCCGATACGGTGTGCCCGGTCCTCACATTGACAGCAGTCTGCATACGTCCAGGGAAACTCAACAAAGGCTACATTGCTTGATGCTGTAAGGGTAAGACCTACACCAGCGGCTTTTATTGAGCAAATGATAATATCTGCTTTCGGGCTGTTCTGAAAAGCGTCTACGGCTCTTTGCTTCTCGTCCTGTGAGTCTCTTCCGGTAACAGATACGGCAGTGGGAAAGTAACGTTTCAGTTGATCTACAACTTCATGAAGCGAACAAAAGAGAATTATCTTCTTTCCATTCTCCCGGAAGTCTTTCACAAATTCAATCACATCACGTACTTTGCCGCGAGCGGAGATCTGCCGTAGAATATTGATACGTACCATCACTTCACCGCGCATTGCCTTAGCTATCTTATCGTCGTCAGCGTCCTTGTATTTCTGTAGATACATAATAAGGTCGCGTTCTGCATCCATATACTCTTTTCGATTTGTGATTTCGCAAGTATTCACCTGCCGTATTTTATCGGGAAGATCTGTGAGGACAAGTGACTTTTCACGACGAAACATACAGTACTTCCATAGGTTAAAATTCAATTCTCTCAAATTTGATGCTTCTCTCTGTCCGGAACAGTATCTATCAACAAATGGTTTATATCCACCGAAATCGTTCATTCGATCTAAAATAGCCAACTGCGGAATCAAATCTTTAGGCCGATTTACCACCGGTGTTCCCGTCAATTCAATAACCCATTCTTTGCCGGTACAAATACCTTTGCAAAACTTAGCCTGCTGGGTTGATGCAGATTTGCAACGATGGCTTTCATCAATGATAACAGACTTGAATAAATTGATTGAGTTTCTAAATTCCACATCTCGCAGCGTCCAGCCTTCAGCTTTCTTTATACGTTGTACAAAGTACTTCTTTAATGATTCATAGTTAACAATAAATACCTGGTGCATTCCTGTCTGAAAGAAAAAAGTCCATGTATCACGTACCTTGTCGGTTAGGATCATCGCCTTTTTATCCGTAAACTTCTCCCATTCACGTAGCCAGTTGATTTTTAATGATGAAGGGCATACAACAAGACAAGGAAAAGCGTCTGCGAGGTTAATTGTTGCTATACTCTGTAATGTCTTCCCCAAGCCTGGTTCATCGCAATTCATAAATCGTTTAAGTTGCAAACCACGTGCAATACCTTTAAGTTGATAAGGATAAGGCTGAATTTTCAAATTGTGCGGAACGGTTAAATCAGGTAATTCCGGAATATCATAAGCGATATCCTCCTCCTTTTTTTCTGTACCATTTACCCAATTGATATTCTCAAATTGCCGTATTTGATAAATCATTCTTTCAAGGTCAACTCTACTCCGAGCTGGAACTATCCAAACTTTTTTTGCACCGTCAAAACGTCTTCCGGGAATTTGTCGGACTCGATCTACAATAGAAGGTTTATACTTGAATGATAATTCAAAGTTATCTCCTTTTAATTCAATATTCATGATTTAGAGTATTTTATAGGGGGATAATTTCCCCCTATGGTGATTGTAAGTTATGCGGTTGCGTCAAGAGGTGCAGGAGCATCTATCTGTTTTTTTCTTCCTTTTTTCTTCGGCTTTTCTTCCACTATGATAGCTTCTTCTGGTTCATCGGTTTCGAAATCAAGACGTTCTTGTCTAATTCCCCATTTTTCTTCAAATAGGTAACTTTCTACTTCAGCATCACATGCAGCTGCATCAATGCTTAATTCTTCGTAGTAGAGATATTGTTCGTCAAGGAGAGGAACGAAGATTTTCAAGTCAACGACTTTGCCGGACTGAAGAAGTTTGGATCCCATGATAGTTATTCCAGAAACCCCATCGACACTGTCATTCGCATAACCTGTAATAATATAGTTTTCTAAGGTTTCTGCATAGCCAGGAGAAGTAAAACTATCCTTATCGATTTTAGATGCTTCCGGCTGCTCACACAATACGACAAGATGCAATTTAAGACGGCTAAACGCTTCTCTTAAATCACTGTGAATGATCTGATCACAGCTCTTGTTTATTACATTTGTGTAGTTTGATTCAGAAAAACGCTCATTGTACACTACATTCAGCCGATCTTTCTTAACGACTGCCTTTTTGATCTCATTTTTTACTTGTTCCATAATCTTCTTTGGTTGATAAAGTGATAATACTAAATGTTGATACAACTCCCATGACGGCAGCCGTAGTTATTTCTCTTGATGTTGCATCTTCTCTTTGAGAAAAAGATAATGCTGTAAACAGGCCGACAACGGCCAGTCCGATTGTAATTTTTCTTAAAATTTTCATGATAATTACTTTTTGTTGTTATGCATTCCGGCCATTTTCATTTCCTCTTTTGCTTTACTTATCACAGTTACACACCATGATAATTGATGTGTTGCTGTCCGGTTACAACGTTCGCACCAATCGACGAGATATCGCTCCTCCCGGCATAAAGAACTAATTAAGGCATTTATCGCTGTTGCTGTCGCTTTCGCATTTTTAGCTGTATCAACGAGTGTTTGCATGACCTCGGACTTCATTGTCTCATTAAGCCAGTATTTCGAGTCTGCAAGCAGTTTGCCGGAGCGAGCAACATATACAGCCAGGTCATTGCCACGCTGTACGGCTTCTTCAGCATTTTCGCTCATTGTGATATTGAGAAAAGAATCAATATTTTGTAATTCAGCCAAAATTTGTTCTTTTGGAGTGATTAGTAAGTTCATATTGTTTTCACTTAAAATATATTTAAACCATTAGTTGCCACCATTTAAAAGCAAGGTCCTCGTATTTCTCTTTCCCCTTGATATACGTAGGGTGGTTACGGTCGGTGATAAAATGCTTGAAGATTTTACAGTTCTTTTTTGAGATTGCGTAGATGAAATCTCTATTGCTCCCTGCAATATCCATATACCAGGCACGGGAACGGTCCCAGTCGAAAAAGTCGATAGCTTCATCAAATTGCGCCTGTGACTCTGCAAAAGTCGTTTTTAAATCACCTCCAAAATTGTAAGCAGACAACCACCAATCCCATTTACATCGTGTATCAAGATGGTAGGCAAAATTTCCATAATAGAACTCCTGCTGCTTATTTACCATGAACTTCTGTGTATCAGATTGCGCCAACACGACAGCCAGGAATTGATCTTTCTCCGCCTCTTTCCGGAGCGCCTTACGCATTTCAAGCCCTAGCTCAAATTCTTCTGTCGTATACAAGTAATCGTCTACCATCAGCTTGTCATACCGGACACGGTCATTCTCTGTGATAAGAGCATCTACGAGAGTACCGAACTTGAAAGCCTTTTCTTTATCCCCGTATTGAACACGGGGATAAAGATAGTTTTTAAGCTCTGTCAGATCTGAATTACTGACTTCCGAACGTGAATAGTATGAATCGGGATTTGACATAACTATTTAGCTTTCACATCTGCTTCGTAGCTGATGAATTGTGATTCAATATGTGTCTGATCTTTACTGTTTGCTTTCTTCTCGCAGTATGTAGTCATCTTTTTAAAGATCTTCTCTAACTCATCAAAAGGAAGAGTCTGCCCCTCGCCTATCCACCACATCTGAAATATTTCCAGGTATCCTTGCTGATGAAGAACAACAATCTTTTCTTTTACCTTAGCGTTTGTCGGTGGAGGTGCAACAGATGCAGCAGCACCAGCAAAAAGATTACCGATTGAGCTTTGTTGCGTTTTCATTGCAACCTCCTGCCTATCTGCTTCTTCCTTTCTCTTTAACTCTTGTAATTGTTTGGCTGCCTCTTCTGCTTCTCGTTGTTTGCGCAATTCTTCTGCTTTTGCGGCTTCTTCTGCATTTGCCAAGCGAAGCTGTTCCAGTTCAGCCAACTCTTTACGCTTAGACGGAATACGGTCGATAAGATCTTGTTTAACACTTGAAATTTTAGCCTTATACTGTTGAGCATATTGCTCATATTTACCCAGCAATGTATTTTTGCGAATCTCTGCTTTTATCTCCTTATTGATATAATAGGTAGCATATTCAGCAGTGAATTTATCAAAATGAGCTTTCGGGTAATCAGTTTGGAAAACAGTTATACCGATTACTTCTCTATCAAAGTTTACATAAGTCAATCCCGAAAAAACATTCTGCAGCTCGGTTACCTTAGAAGATAGATATGAACTGAAATAAGAAAGAAGTCCATTTTCTATTGCTTGTTGATAGCTTACCTTTTCATTATTGATTAATACTCTTTGCTCGGCTTCTTTCTTTCTCTTCTGCTCTTCTTCATATTTGAACTTAGCATACTCATTGCGCTTTGCTACAAGCTTTCCGGGGATTGTAGAAGAATCCTTAGGATCAATTTCTTTTTCTTGTGAAGTAAAGAAAGAACGAACTTTGTCGAATATCTGCGTGATGGGCTTGCGACGTTCGTCCATATTCTTGAGAGTAGTATTTACTTTTTTCAAGAAGTCAGCTGCAGCCTGATCTATCGTTTCATTCATACCTTCTCCCTCGATTGTATCAAGGAGAGCCTGCCCTGCTTCATTACATTTTTTTACGGAGAAAGTATTCCTTCCCATAATTTCGGGAAATGATGAAAAAATGTTTTTTACTTCGTCTATTTTGATTAATTCTGTTGCCATAATCGTTTTCTTAAATTGGTTAGTAAATACTTAGAAGCCTCCGTCTGCATCATCGTCAGATACTTCCACTTGAACGGGTTCCGGAGCGTCTAATTGTTTTTCTTCCCCAAAAGGTATTTTGGTATCATCTGCAGAGGCTACAGATTGAACAGGCTCATTAACCTTTTCTTCATCAACAATGCCATAATCAATAACTTCTTCATCTTCCTGTTCCGTCGCCATCATAGTATACTTTCCGGTACGCACCTTGGGGTAAGCATCAAAAGCGTGCTTAATCATCTTATTTTCTAAAAAGCCAGGATCAATGCCGCCACCATTCGAATAGTACAGATCATTAGCTTTGCCCTCTACTCGTTGTCCATCTTTGTAGTATGAGTTATTTTTTGCTGAAAACTTTGCCAAGCGTTGGATATCGCCTTCAAGGAGCCACTGATAATCTTCAGAACCGTCACAACGAACTATGCGAATGAATGCCCCTATTACATTAGAAGACTTACGAGGTATAGCGGCTGAATAAGTTATCTTCTTCACACCATTATCGAGACTGATAGAGAATATATCTCCTTCGTAAACAATAACCGGGTTATCTGCATATCGTATTTGTCCAGCACGCATACGCATAGTCAGTTCTCCATAGCCAGTAACAGAGACACTAGCTCTTTTTTCATATCTATCAAATCCTCGTTCATCTTTTTGACCCGTTTTTACCTTTCGTGGAATGAGATAACAATGAGGATGTGATGTATTATCAAGTGATAGCCCATTTACAGCCATATCAAGGAAGCAACCAAACAGTGACATCTTACTACATTCAGCCACCGAAGGATTCTCACGAAGAACCTTCTGGAAATTAAATACTTCCTTGTGGTAAATTTGTTCCCCCATTTGAGAACCCCAAATAGCATTGTACATCTGAATAAATTTCGTCTGTACATTTTCATTTTCGACAATTTTCGTTGCTGGAAGTGCGTTGAGCTCCTCCACTTTAATTTCAATAATGTTACTCATAATTGTTTTAATATTAGTTATTTACTAGTCTCCTTGGTATACTCCACGGCTGTATTCTTCCATTAAGAGTATGTCTTCAGTTGTATGTTTTTTTCTGATATCTGTTTTTGATGAACTACATTTGATGGGAGAAGGACTGTAATTTTTAATAGCACTTTCTCTTTCATCCAACTGCTTTCCTATCTTATCCTGTAATTCCTTTAATAATAAAGATCCTTGTTTAACTTGTGTCATACAGCTATCTGCATTAATTGTTTGATGATATTGTCCGGAACTTTATTATGCAAATCCATCATTGCGCTAGCTGTTTCCAGCTCTGACCGCTTCACATAATATTTTCCTCTTTCCTTATTATTTGCCGGATAAAACTTAATCCATGCTTTTTCGCGCCATTCTGTTATAAGGCGTTTTCCATATATATCTTCCGCTTGTGATATAGTTACTACTTCGGGAAGTAGTCCTAACATCGTCAACGTTTGAACAGTTCCGATCTTAATACATCGTGCGACCATCATTTCGAAGCAATTTTCCATAATCTCTAATTAGGCTGTTTCTTTGTTTAACTTTTGAATGGTGTTGAGCTTTTGATTACTGAAACACATCTGCATCTCTATGCTATGCTGCCTGATTAATATTGATTAGAGTTCATATACTTCTTCAATCCTATTTCTTCGTATTCTTGCCCGCCGACTCCGGTTAAGGTCGTTGTTGCAGTCAAATGCAATCTGAAAAGCAATAATTCCAAGAAATGAGAGAGCGATTAGCGATTTTTGCAATTGCTTGAAGTCAATATTTAGAGCAAACACTCTATTTATCCACCAAGCACCAAGTTCGTTCAGTTTGCTGGTTCCTGTCTTTTTATAAGCCTTGTCGAGCAGGACATTTACCGTACCATAGGCAGTACCTAATCTGTCGGCAATCTCTTTCTTTGCTAGGCCACAGGCAGCCAATCCTGCTATTTGATTTTCCCTCTTGGTTAAGGTAGAATCAGCTTGCAGATCCATGATGCAAAATCTCTAATTCGGCTGCCGCTCTGGAAACTCCTTTTGTAGCTTCGAGGGCTTCATTAGCCATTCTTACAGCGACATTCAATACTTTAGCTTTGTAGGTTGAACGAGCGGAAGCAGGTTTGTTGTTGAGGATATTGTGCACTGTACCCTGTGAGCATCCTACCTCCTTCGCAATCTGCTTTTCGTATCCGTAAGGCAGATTAGTTTTGATAGTTTCTAATTGATTTTCCATATACATTATTATATTATAGTTTTGTGTTCCCGAAAAGGAGATCAAACCCGTCCGGGATTATATAGCTTATTCTTTAACTTCTTCACAAGTTTCTCCGAGCCAAGCAACACATTCTGTTGTACCCCTAGTAAAGTCTACCGCCTTATTTAGAGGATTGAATTTACCTTCAACTATATCTCCTTCTTTTACTCCTGCTTCCTTTTTTAGCTCCCATAGAAGCCATTCGTTACCAGTTGAACCGGTTACATTCTTGATTCTCATTTTCATGACTTAATCCTCCATTTCTTCATTATCGTTATCTTCTACTTGCAAGGCTTCAAGCATTTCGTTATCAAGTTTAGAAAGGTCGAGTCTTACTTCTTCACCGGAGTGGTAACTTGAAACTACTAGAATACAGGAATATCCGTTCTCATTGTATTCGAAATCGAAACGTTTACTTCCGCCTAGGATGCGCATTACTTCATTTAGATTCTTCATTGCGATCTTGTTTTTTAGGGTTAGAAATCAGCTTTAAGTTTTAGCATCCGGAGAACTTCCTTGAGTTCACTATCGGTATAATTCCTGGCAATCTCAATACTTACACAATTATAGTCAGCAGCAATTTGGATAGCTCGCTCTTTACTGACTTTGTAGATTTTCTGTTTCATATCTTATCTGATTTAGAGTAAATAATCTAATTTGTTAACTTTATTGCCCTTTTATTTTGGCATTATCAAGGTTTTGCGTTAACTTTATGATGCAAATATAAA